ACTGTAGGAGTTGAAACAATAACAAAATCTCCATCAGTAGCAGATCCAGAAGTGTAGTCAATTGTTACAACATCACCGATGGCAAGGCCATGATTTGTAATTGTTATGGTCACTGTTGCACTGCTTGATTGTGAATAAGTACCTGTCTGAGAACTTCCTTCTGCTGGTGGGGTAAATGTAAAACTTGCCTGATCGTTTACTCTACTTCTTAAAAACGCTTCAATTACATCTGATTCTTCCTCTGAGACGTTAAAAACTAAATCATATATTTTTGGGTCTTGAGTCAATGGAAGACCAAATAAAGCTCTGAACTCATAACCATCACCCAGAGCAGTTCTTCTTATTTTTGGAACGCTTGCTTTTTTTGTCCCATAAACAGGAGAAATATTAGGAAAAGTTGCCATGTTACCTCCTTAAAAGACCTCCTGATCTGCTTTCTTTAACAAGTTGAGCTTGAACAGCAGCCCCGATCATTTGTCCTAATTGGTTTAGATCTGGATTATTTCCAGAAGCAGTTGCTCCGCCACTTTCTACATTAACTGTAACGTAATTATTTATAGTGCCACCACCAATTTTATTGTTTGGAATTATGTTGCCACCTTTAGAACCCATTTGCAAAATTTCTGGCCCTTTTTCTCCAACAAGGTATGCACCACCAGCAGATACAGGGCCACCACTTGCTCTCTTGCCAAATACTTTTCCTAAAAATCCACCTATTTTTCCACCTATACCAGAAACAGCCCTTTGAATCGCTAACTCTACAAGTTTACGTTTTAAATTGTTTAATACGTTAGTTGCTGCTTCTGCAAGAGTTTTTGTTCCCATCACAGCATCAGTAAGATTACTAACAATACCTTTTTCAATATCTTGACCAATTTGCATAAACTTTTCTGTTAACTCATTTGATGTATCTGATACCTCTTTTGTTTTAGTTTTTGTATTGTCAAGTGAAGTATTTAATTGA